TGGGTATCACTCAGGTAAAATTACGTTGATACTTGGTGCTACTCATATATATGGTAATCATTATCTTAAAGGTAGAAAATATATTGAACAAGCAGTAGATTTATTTGGACCTAAAGATGCTGAAGTTAAACCTGTTACATTTAGATTAGCTAATTATGCAACAGTATTTAACTTTCATCCTAATATGGTATCAGTAGATAATTATACTCATATGCCAGCAATAAAATTTGATCTAAATGTATAGGAGCTAACAATGCAAAATATAAGTGTTATTGAAAGAGTAATAAAATGGAACGCTAAACGTTATGATAGAATATATAATCATGACTTGACAGAATCATTACTTTTAGAAGAAGCTAATGAAATTAAAGAAGCTAAAAATATAGTTGACATATTAGATGGTTGTGGTGATGTTACTTTTGTAGCTATTGGAGCTTTATGGAAATTAGGTTTAAGTCAAAAAGAAATAGAAGCTTTATTTATAGATAAGAATTTAGCTGGTAAAGCCATATGGGAATTAAATGGTATATTTCTTGCTGCATCTGAAGATATACTAGGTAATACTAAATTAAGATTAACTACAAATAAAGCTGTACTACAAGATAGAATTGGTTTAATATTAGGTTATGTATTAGGTGTTTTAACTCAATTAGATAAACTTGATTTACAGCATGAATTTCTTCCTATACTAAAAGCTATATGTGATAGTAATGATACTAAGGAAGTTAAAGGAAAGACTGACCCTAGTATTAAAGCTAACATAGTTAAAGGTAATCAGTATGTTCCACCTACTGATGATTTAATTAAAATTTGTGAGATGAATGGAAAGGAATACTAATGACAAAATGGTTTTCAAAAAATGAAATTCATAAATTGTGTATTGAAGAAGCATCTAAGTCAACAGCTTTAAAACGTAAAGTGGGTGCTATATTAACTTGTGTTTACGAAGGTGAATATGAGATTTTAGCTAGTGGGTATAATCAGAATTCCATAGGTCCTACTTTTGCTTGTGAAGATACAAAAGGTAATACTTTAGATAATGTTATACATGCAGAGCAAAATTGCATAAATAACTTTTTAACCTGTAGACTATTTAAAACAGAATATACGTATAAAATGTTTATTACTCATGACCCTTGTCCAGGTTGTTTAGCTGCATTAGTTAAATATGATATTTCTTATGAAGTAGTTGGTGAATTTATGAAGTTTGATAAAGCTAAACTTCGTATGTCTCTAGTTCCAGCTTCATTAGCTCAATCTTGTGCTCGTGCTTTACAATATGGAGCTAGGAAATATAAAGTAGGTAACTGGCGTAAAACTCCAGATATTGAAAGTTATATTTCAGCCATGCAACGTCACTTTGATGCTTGGCGTGAAGGTGAAGAAATTGATAGTGAAAGTGGTCTAAATCATCTTGACCATATGGCAGCTAATTTAGCTTTTCTAATTGAGCTAAGGGACCTACCTAAAATTAAAGATGAATCAATCAAGTTATAGAAAGTTAAAGTTATGAATGAACCAACTAAAAGTATTAGTGACCTACAGCTTAAAAAAGATAAAGTTTTGGCTGTTGATGGAGATACTCTTGCCTATCGTACTGCTGCAGTGTGTGAAACTCATTTTGAAGGCGCTGCTTATCCAATAATACTTTCTACCTTGAAAGAAATAGTAGCTGAAACAGGTGTAACTAACTTACGTATTTATCTTTCTGGTAAATCTAACTTCCGTTATAATTTAGCTAAAACTAAACCTTATAAAGGTAATCGCACTACTATGGTTAAACCACAGTATTTACAATCTACTCGTGACCATCTAATAGAAGCATATAATGCTTTTGTTGTGGAGGGTTTTGAAGCTGATGATGCTATAGCTACTGATATGACTGTTAATGGTGCAATTCATTGTGGTGTAGATAAAGATATACTTCAAATTCCTGGTTTACATTATAACTATGTAAAGAAAGAATGGATTGAAATAAGTCCTGAAGAAGCTGAACTAACTTTATATCGCCAGATTCTGATGGGAGACTCAAGTGACAATATTCCAGGTCTACCAAGAGTAGGTGAAAAGAAAGCTTTTGATGCAATACAATGTGTAGAAACTGCTTACGATGATTGCCTAGCTATGTATGAACAAGTTGTGCGTATGTCCTTACCAGGTGTAAATCATTTAGAGTATATGGCAGAACAAATTGGTTTAGTTAAAATGCGTACAGACGTGCCTTTGATATTTGTTAAACCAACAGATATGTTAGTTAGTACTTGTGTAATGGAATTAGACACAGCTGGTTTTAAAGCACAAGAAGATGGTTATATTGATACTAATACAAAACAAGAGACAGTAGAAAAACGCTCTCTTAAATTATAGGAATTAAAATGTCAGATGTAACAGTAGACGATACCGAATCTATGAGTAGTAAAGATGCAATTGAATTTGCAGCTGATCACTTTGGTGTACCTTCTATGTATGCTATGGCAAAAGCACTGTCAGATGAAACTCTGACAGTGCAACCTATACAATTGTCAAGATATTTAAAAGGGCATAAAATGAGTTTGCCAGTTGCACAGCGTTTTTATGACACTTATGGTATAATTGTTAATGACTATATTAAAAAAGGTTTATGGCAAAAAGGAATAGTTCATGATTAAATTCTATTGTAACAAATTACCAAAAAAAGTACGCTATAGTGGTTTTACAAGTAATTATTACCATTATGAGACAAGACTTACATTTATAAAAACACCTTGGTGGAAATTTTGGTTACCTAAATATAAAGTAGAAAGACTAGGCAATGGTTAAATGGGAAGCTAAACCACATCAAGTTAAGGTATCTGGAGAAGCTTTAGAAGTATTTAATTCTAATGGTATTGTATATTTAGCTATGGAAGAACGTACAGGTAAATCTATAATAGCTATTAGAATATGTGAAGCAGTTAAAGCATTTAATTGTATTCTTATTTTAACTACTAAAAAAGCTATGGATGGTTGGAAAGAAACCTTATCTAAGTATTCCCATGATAAAGCTTATATTTTATCTACTTATACTAGTGCGCATAAAGTAGTAGGTAAATTCGACGCTGTAATATTAGATGAAGCGCATAAATATATTTCAGGTTATCCTAAACGTTCCCTAACTTGGCATAATGTAGCTAAAATAGTTAAAAATTTACCTATTATATATGTTTCAGCCACTCCATATGCACAAGGACCTCAATTGTTATTTAATCAATTTGCTTTAAGTAAAAATAATCCTTGGATTAAGTTTAAAAATTTTTACGATTGGTTTAAACTATATGCTATTAGGGATAAAAATGGTGATTTACCTACTACTAAGATTAGCGCAACTCAAATAGTAATAGACTATACTAAAGTAAATGCTGATTTAATATTAGAACCGATTAAGCATTTATTTATTACTTATACTAGAGAAGAGCTTGGTTTTGAGCATGAGCCTAAAGATGTACTTCATTATATAAAACTTAAACCTGAGATGAAAGAAATATATAACGATTTAATAGCTAATAAAGTATTAGACTTTACTAGTAAATATAATGGTAAAGATTATAAGTTAATATGCGACCATCCATCTAAATTAAGATGGGCTTTACATATGTTAGAAGGTGGCACTCTTAAAGTAAATGATGAATATATAGATTTAGATAGTAATGAAAAAGCTGAGTATATCATGGAAACTTGGGGTGACCATGAATATATAGCTATAATGTATTATTTTAAAGCTGATTATATTAAGCTATCTAGAATGTTTAAAAAAGCTAGTTTATTTCAAGCTACTACCTATGCTGAAGGTGTTGATTTATCTCATTTTAAACATTTAATAATATATAGTCAAGACCATTCTACCTCTAGGCATTCTCAACGTAGAGCTCGTCAAGCTAATATTAATCGTAAAGAAGAAATTAAAGTACATTATTTATTAGTTAAAGGTGCTTTGAGTGATAAAGCATATAAGACAGTATCAATAAATAAACAAAACTTTGTAGACACAGTATTTGAAAGGATATAGTAATGGATATAATAACTAAATTAAGGGCAGTATCATCTACGCTACAAAAGCAAGATATACTTGAAAAATATACCACCGAATTAGACAAAAAAGTATTTTTACGCACTTATAATTTAACAACTTATAATTTACATTTTGATACTATTAATTATGAAAACTTAGGCCAAGCTAATGATGAAATGTTTTATATATTAGACTCATTAGCTAGTCGTAAATATAGTGGTAAATACGGAAGAGATGTAGTGGAAGTATTCGCAAACGAATATGGTGATTTAATAAAATTAATATGTAATAAAGATTTAGACTGCGGTATATCATCTATTACACTTAATACAGTATTTGGTAAAAATTTTATACCTAATTTTAATATACAATTAGCTAAGGAAGAAGATATTGGTAAAATAAAATTTCCTATATTAGCGCAATTAAAATATAATGGTGCTCGTGTAATAGCATTAGTTCAAGATGGTATAGTTACTTTAAAGTCTAGAGGAGGACATACTTTTAAATTTCCTGATTTAGAAAATACATTAAGTTATTTACCTGATTGTATGATAGATGGTGAATTAACAATCGGTGATAGCTGTAATGAAGACCATACATTAGTAAGTGGTATGGTAACTTCAGCTATGAGAGGAGGGTATATTAAAAATGATAAATTAGTATATAATATATTTGATACTATGTCTATACAAGAATTTTATAATCAAGATTGTAGAGTAATTTATAATGATAGGATGATAAATGTTTTAAAGTTATTAAAAATATTAAAAGATTTAGAAAAAGAATTACCTGCTAAGGTTATATTAGCTAGGACTACAGAAGTAACTAATAAGTCTATTTTATTGGAAATATATAATACTTTATTAGAAAAAGGTTATGAAGGTTTAATACTTAAACATAAAGATAGTAAATATACTTTTAAGAAAAATAAAACCTGGATTAAAATGAAAGCCACAGAAACGGCTGATTTGACTTGTGTTAATTATAATGAAGGTAAAGATAAATATGAAGGACTAATTGGTTCATTAGTTTGTCAAGGTTTAATTGGCGGTAAAATAATAGAAGTATCAGTAGCTGGATTAACTGATGAAGCTAGATGTGTAGACCCTCAGTACTACATTGGTAAAGTAATTGAAATAAAGTATAATAAAATAATTAAAGATAGCTCTACAGGTTTATATAGTTTATTTTTACCTAGGTTTGTTTGTGTTAGAAAGGATAAATCATAATGGCAAATCCTTTACAGCCTAAATGTATTACAATATTAGAAAAAGAATATAGCGCTTATGTAGTTAATATAACAGCAGCTAGTAAATCAGGCCATATGGATTTACTAGCGTGTATAAAAGGTAAATTTTATGGCTTTGAAATTAAATGGAAATCTGACCAGCCTAGTGAACTACAAAAAGATAAGATTAACAATTGTATTGAGTCCGGTGGAAAAGCTTATTTTATTCGCTCTGAAGATGAATTAAGACAAACCTTAGATTTTAATATTCCACCTATAAAATATGAAACTAAGAAACGATATAAATTATAATAATTCATTGTTTAAATAGACATTTTAACAACGAAATAGGCTATTGATATAGGATTATATTAAAAATATATTTCGTTGTTATATGGACTTTATAGAAGCTTTAATTTTAAAATTAATTATATTATTTTAGCCACTCAGCCAATGTTTTATGCCTATCAGCACATTCAATATAAGTTTGGTTATTTTTAATAGCTATATTAAGTAAATCCCCCATATTAGAATTTTTAGGCAATTCATCTAAATCTGCACATAAAGCTACTAAGTTAGCGGGAGCTTGTACTTTTGCGGATAGATTCGTTAAAGAGCTGCATCCCATTATCAGTAATAATACAGGTACTATAAGCAGTATTTTTACGTATTTCATCTTGTACCTTTAAATTTAACTTTTTGTTAATACTCTTTTGATTAGCTAAACTTATTTCTAGTTCAGCTGATTTTTTATTAGCCTTATCTATATCAAGGTCTTTTTGTTCTTGTAATTTAATAAGTTCATGAGCTTTAGCTACTTCGCAAGCCATTTTAGAATCTCTTGAACCTTTATTATATATACCTATAATTAATAGAATAGCACATACTACTATAAATAGCCAAAGTCTATTCTTTAATATCCAAGCCATCAGTTTTATTTCCATTTACTTCTCCAAATTTTAACTTTATAACTTGCATAGCTAATTTAGACCCTCCAACAATAACTAAATAAAATAGTACTTCAAAACTATCTACTGAGTTATTGTATAAAATTCTATACGATTCAATAATATTAGCTATATGATACCATACTTGAGTAGAAGATAGTTTACCCTCTTTATCTACGAGTAAGTCAATAAGGCATATTTCATATTTACCTAACTTAATCATGTATTAACTCATAGTGAGATTTATCCCAAGCATCTGTAGTCGTTATATCCCCATCCATATTAAAATCGCCTCCCCAGCGAATTTTAATACCTAATTCATTAGAACATTCTTTAATGTGGTTATATAATTCAATAAATAAGTCAATATCTTTCCAATCTATCCAGTAAGTATAATCTTTATTCAATTTAACTGGAGCTATATCTACAGCTAAACTAGGTTGACTATTATGTTTGCTATTAGGATAAATAACTTTACTCTTTTTTGCATTATAGGCAGCATTTTGATCTTGCTTATTTCTATAACCACATATTATAATAAATTTAAAATCTTTTATAGCATATTCCATTAATTTAACTAATGTAGGATGGCAACTAGAAAGTTTAAGATTATCGTTTTGAGTGAAGGTGTACACGTTTGTTTTCCTTTGCTTGTTTTACATCTTTATGCCATTTCCATAAAGTGTATAAAAATTGAGCTAAAAAATATAAAGCTGTAATACATGTAGCAACCAATGTAGCTATTTCTGAAACATCTTTAACAGTTAAAGCTGTATGTACAATAGCATAAGAACTTCCATAAGTTATTACGCCACCTGCTGTTTTAAGCGCTGTATCTTCAACGGCATCTTTAATCATGGTAAACCCTTTTACTCAATTAGTTCATGAATAGCCTCAAAATCTTCTGGAGCCCAGAGATATTTAAAAGTATTATGACAAAGATAAAAATAGTCCCCTTCTTGCGGTTTACGGTCAGCACAATTTTCTTTATGTAAAACAACTTCTAAACCATTATCTAGTATAAGGTTATAATCTTGTACTGAATCAGTTAAATCTTCAGATATAGTAACTATTTTATTAGCAGAAACTAAATCAATATTTAATATATCTTCTAGTTTTGTCTCAAGTAATGGTTTATATTTAAATAGCATAATAATCTCCTTGTTAATTAACAGCAATCCATGCACTAGCAGCTTTACTAGCACGGAATTTTTTATGAAAATAATTAGAACTCATTGTAATACTTTTAACAGCAGCTGCACCATCAATAATACTATCTACAGGACGATTAGACCATACAACTGTTCCATCTGTTATACCTGAGCCAGTTCCGCTAGGACCACCTGATGAAGCAGAAGTTCCACCAGTTGTAACTATATAGTAGGAACCACCATTTTGACGAATTGCTCCAACTGCATAGACAGTTGAACCCACCCAAGCTGCAGCGGTATAATCAATAGTACCACCTTTAATTATAACATTATTAGTTGCGGCATTACCTTGTGTATCATTAAAACTTATTTCATCACCATCATCAACATAAGTTAATGCAGGAAAAGATAATGTCATAGCTCCTGCTGCGGTACTAGTTAAACAGTTAATATTTTTTCTAGTACGGGTAATTAAAGCTGTAGCGGAATATTCTGCATTAGGTGAAGTATAAGTTCTAAAACAACCTAATTTATACACTTCACCTTGCACATAAGTATTTATAGTTCCTCTACAGTATAAATATATTAGATAAGATTTGCCTGCTTTACCAGCAGGTACTGTAAATTCATCTGTTACAAATAGTTGTCTTCCATAGCCAGGAATTATACCTTTTGTATAGCCCGTGGGTGAACTAGCTCTAGTAAAATCACCTCCTCCATTTTCTTGTATATAAATTTCAAACGGTGCGGGTAAGCCTTGCACAGATAAATAAGCTACATCTAAATAACCAACAAGTTTATCCCCTGGCATATTAGGTTCACCTAATATATTAGCGGAATTAAAAGTACTAAAATCTCTAGCTGTTCCATCTAATGAATCTAATGTAATAGTATAAGCACCATTAGTTGTATTACGAGAATTTATTTGACCAGCTGATTTAGCTATTATATAAAAGTTATTAGTTGTATTACCACTTGTAGTATTTTCTGTACCTATTAAACTTGGGTTAGAACTTAATAATATACCATTTAAATCTGCAAAAGGTCCATTAGCAAGTACCATTTTATCTGCTACTATTTTACCACAAATGGTAGCTTCAGCTGAACCTGGATGAATATCATTATTACCATATACTGGATTATTTGTATCTGTTCCAGCAAAATTATTATATGCATCATAAGTATCACAAAAATATAACCCTGGTGTTTTAGCGCATTCTGCAGCCATACCTGCATTATAGGCTTTAATAAGATTTATTCTAGTAGTATGTGTATTAGCACTCTCACCTCCATAGCCTATTGGATAAGGATTACCACTTTGCACAAATATATTTTTTATCCCTAGACCTAATAAGTATAGCATAGTAGATCTAAAATAGCCTAGAAAAGAAGCAGAAGAAATGCCTGCTATAGCATCATTAATATCTACCCAATAAACTAAATCCCACTCTTCATTAGCAGGACGTTTAGCCATTATTTGAGGTATCGTAGTTGCTTTTCTGTTATCTAGTCCTTGCGCAGTATCACCAGATACACCTGCATTAAACTCTTTATCAAAACGGTAGCCATTTTTTATAAAAGAGAGCGCTATATTGATTACTCCATTATTAAATCTATATGTATTAGGATAACTAGAAGCAGCATGATTTAAAAAGGAACGACTATCACCATAAACAATAAGATTCTTTTTTGTATTAGCTTTATTTATAATATTAGAACTAAGGGAGCTTGAAGTAGCTAAGCTAGCGCTATACATTTGCATAATAGTATATCCTTATATTAAAAAGTATAAAAAGTTAAAGGCGCTGACACAGTATCAGAAATACCTGTTATATCGTTGTCTGGTGCATCATTAATATCAAATATTAAAGTATCACCTGGTTTTAATTTAACACCTTTTGGTGCAGTAGTATTTAAACTAAGTGTTTCTCCTGCAAGACCTATATAAATAATAGCTGTTGCATGAGGGTTATGAAAAACCATTTTAGCTGCACGAAGTGGAGCAGCTATATTAGCTGCGGCAATAATTACACTTTGTGTAGTAGTAAGTGTTGTAGAATTATCTTTATAACGCATTTTATTATTCCTTATAAATTATTACTATTATTATGCAAAACCTTGTCTTAATCCTACTAAATACATTTTTGTCCCATCTGAATAAAATCTTAGCCAATCTTTTTTATTAGCTGTGATAGTTAAAGTAGGTAAGCCTACAGTACCACCATCGTATAAAGTATCATAAGCTAAAGTACGACTTCCTGTAGCATCTTGTATTACGAATAAATCATAATAAGCACCAGCTTGCATATTGGTTGGATTTGCTAATGTTCTATTACCACCTAAAGTAACAAATGCTTCTTGTGCTGTATCTAAATTCCAAGCTATGGAAGCTGCATCTATTAAACTTTTTGAAGCAAAATATTGCTGTTTAGTAAATGCGTTTACAGTATTTTTAAATTCAGAATTTAAGCCTATAATAGGTTTTACACAAGCTGGAGTTTGATATGCAAGAGTTTGTTCTAATAAATTAAGATTAAAATTAGTTCCTGTTTGTAAATGTAACGGTTGTTTAGCATAACTAATAGACCATAATGCATTAGTGCCTGAACCAGTAGTTTCTGTAACTGTTACAACTAGGGCTCCAGTACCACTATTATATGATTCAATTATACCTATCATTTGTTTATCAATAGTGCCTGTTGTACTTCCATTAATATAAACTTTTTCTTTTGCTACAAAGAAATCTGCGGGTAATCCCGTAGTAGTGGTAAAAGTTTTACTACCTGTTCCAACAGTAATAGATGTAGTTGAAGGCATAGCTTGAAAAGTATTTTTTGGTAACATACTAGAACCAGCATTCATAAACACTTCACCAGTATAACCATTTACATTTTCTAAATGAGTAAAACTATGTAAATAAGGGAAATTAGATGGTGCCGTACTAGCTGGATAACCTCCTCCATATTCACCTTTACAATTAAAAGCATTAGATATATGGGCTAATCCAGCATGACAAGAAGCTAATTTCCATGAGGTGATACTTTTACTAGTATCACCAAATACGTTTAATACATGTAATTGAACTATACCGGTAGTATTAGCATAATTTGTAACTCTAGCAAACATATAATTACGAGGGTCTGTAGTGTCATATACTATTACAGGCATACCACTAAAGAATTGCCTAAAATAAAATACACCAAAATCAAAAGGTATATTAAAAGTTATAGCTACTCCAGTAGCCGTAGTTGTAGCATTATCGCTAATTGTAACTTGTGTTGAACTATCAATAGAAGTTATATAAGTACCTAAATAATTAAAAGGCACAGCACCTACTACTGTTTGGCCTATAAATAATCCAGCAGTACTTGGTATATTTGTTATAATTTTAGACCCTGTAGTTATATTACCTGTAGTAGCTAGGTAGGCTCCAGGTATAGTAAAAGTATCTAATGAAGCAGAAATAGCTGTAGCTAATGTTTTACCAGAAGTAGTTATTGCATATTCCATTTTGTTTAAATTATTTGGAGCAGCATATAACCATAATTTATCTATAAATACTTCAGCAGCTTGGTCTATATCTAAAAGATAGTCCATAGCGTATTCATTATTTTCAATTTTACAATTATCTAAAAATATGTCAATTATATTTTGGCCATGTATACGTAGTCCACAACCAGCACAATTTTCAATACGAAATCCTGTCCATATTTGGTTATTAGAGGTTGAATTACCTGTATCAGTAGAATTAATAGTTATTGCAGCTTTAGCTTCGAATGTAACTGTGCGAGTTCCAGTATAATTAGCTGCAGTAGATAATACTAAAGTTGTTCCATTGGTAATACTAGCTATTCTAACTGTTTGTAATCCTGTGCCGTAAATACGTTGACCTCTATATAAACCAGTAGTACTAGATACAGTAGCTGTAGTAGAGCCATTTGTCATGGTCATAGATTTATTATACCCATTATGTTGACCACACCAAGTAACACGAATATTATTAAAACGGCTATCCATTACTTCTCGTAACATTACACCGCCTAATGCTTGTGTAATAACAGCATTATTCCAAAAGAATTCATACCCTGCTTCTGCATAAAGTACAGGATAATCTGCACTTGTATCAAATCTATCCCAACCACCATTTATTGTTATATCACGAACATTGACTTGCGCAATTAAAGCGTTATAGCCTGTTACAGCTAATGATGTACCAATAAATCTAAAACCTGCATAACTAACTGTACGAACCCAATGCGGAGTATAAGCTTTACCATCTGCAGAACCTATATCACCGATAAAATTAATAAAACCATTACGAGCGCCAAGAATATAAGGAAAATCGATAAATGTATTAAATCGATAGTAGCCTGTTGGTGTTATCGGAGGTGGGGTATAAATTGTATTACGGTTATTAGTAACACAATAAGCTATAGCTTTACGTAAAGCAGTACCATCTAATTCATCTGTTAATGATGTTGCTTGAGGATATACTACTTGTGCATCAACTAAGGTGGCAAAGTCTAATGATAAAGGATGAGCTACTCCATTACCAATAGCACCAAAATCAATAACATTAACTGGAATTGAACGTACAATAGCAACTAATGAAGCTGCTACTGTTTGAATGTCTACTATATTATCTGCTACAGTTACAACAGCATTAATATTATTAGCTACAGTAACTACTGAAGATAAAGCTGCATTAACAGCAATTGTTTCTGGTGCAGCTGTTCCAGCTATGCCACGATTACCTTGTCTACCCATTCTTACTTTAATTACGCTCATTTATTTATCTTTCCTAAACATCGCTTGTATAAGTTACTTTGCCTTCTATAATTCTTTCAGTTTCTATAGTAGGATATTCATCATCAATTAGTTTTATATTATGTACAGCTGTGGACATATTTTTATTTGTTTCTGTTGCAGGTATACTAATACAAAATACACCATTAGCAGGGTCTAAACGAGTTGTACCTTCGTTTGCTTCAGTTAATTGATGTACCCAATTATTAGCATTAAAAGACTGCTTAATAGTACATACTACTTTTTTCCCTACAAGAGAAATAGGAGTAACTCCATCATCTTCAGTTAACTGAAATTCTTGATAAAATTTAGCCCCTTTTTGTATAATAAAATCTATCCTTTCTGCTGTATCAAACATATTACTGCAGCCTTTCATTTTTAAATTTTTGTTTAGCCACTCCAGTTAATGGTTTGATAGCATCTTTAATATCAACTGACCCTGTAATATCATCTGTTAAGTTACTAAAAGTGCCTTTATTGCCAGATTCATCTTTAAATAAATTAGACCTAGGTGTTTTATATCCTGGTTGTGTTTCTGGAAATAGCATAACTTTATCATCTACACGTACACCATCATAACCCTGGTCAATTAATTGTTTACGCATAGTCGAGTCTGAGCGTAAATTTTTAATACCTGGTTTACCTGTTCCATCAAATATCTTTGTAGTGTTTACCTTATGGCTAATTACGTTCATTTCAGAAGTTGGGTTTTTAATCCTATCAACTAAGTAAATACCTTTACCTAACGCGCCATCTGTTACAGTTAGTTTACCATTTGAAGATTGTTTATACATTTTAGTAAAAGCTGTTGGTTCAATAGGACCAACTTTTGCTTGTTGAATTTGTAACTCTTTAATTAAAGATTGCATTTCAGTTTTTTGTATTACAGGCATTTCCTTAACTAATTCTTCAGCTGTTCTAGCGTGTAAAGGATTAGAAAGTAATTTCTCTACTTGATGGATTAAAGCTATATTACGTGCAGATTTTAATGGTGCATATTTATATAAACTATTCCAAGCATACAATACAATACTTTGTTTACCTTTTTGCAAAAGATTAGTAGCTAAGGAGTTAGACTTTTGAGCTAATGTTTTACCTGCCAGTCCTGATAATTCAGCATCATTACGGTATACTTTACTGATTTCATCTATAACAGAGGCTAGATTTTTAGTTTCAGGTGTAGATAAGTTTAATGCTTTTAAATCTTCAGCTAACTGCGGAAAATCAATAGCTTGTAATTCTGTTGAATTACCAAAAGTATTTTTATTAATTAAATTTTTAAGGGCTGCGCTTTCCACCTTAGTTTTAGTAGCATTTGAAAGTCTACTAACTATAGCATTAAATACTTCTGTATCAACTTCTTTATCATTACTGTATTTAGATAAAGCACGCTGTATTCCTTCTTCAGTAATACCAGGACGATTTATAATTTTAAACATAGTATTTTCTTGCATAACTTTCATTTTAGCATATTCTGATTTTGCTAATTGAAAGTTTTTAGACCATTGTTTTCCATCAGGCATATATTCTTTAACAGCTTTATCAATAGCTGTATCAACTTTACCTAATACTTGATTAAGTGCTTCAATATCTTTTGTACCTAGTACTTTGCTATATTTAAAATCATTTATAGCAGCACGTAACTCTAATAAGCCACTAAAAGTTCTATCTTTAGAAGCATAAGCAATACGACTAGCATATCCAACAAAACGTTCACGCATAATAGGGTCAGACAGTTTAGACTCTATATGTTTCATCACAGGGTCAATAGCTAGTTTATCTAGGTCAAATCTAAAGTCTGTACCATCAACAGCTTCTGCGCCTTGTTTTTTAATTGTGTCGTAAAAGTTTTTAACATCGTCTTGATAAGCTTTTAAATCACTACGAACAGCATTACCAGCATTCTCATCTGCAATATTATTAACTGCAGTATGTAAACTTTTAGCACGTGTATCAATACTTTGTTTAGCTATAGTTGCAACACGTTCATTTATTTGTGAAGCAGATTTAACAGCACTTTCTGCATTTTTACCCGTATTAGAAACTACATTAATAGCTTTTTCTTCAAATGTACTTCCTGGTGCACTAGTTTTGTTAAAATTTTCCCACTTGGTAACCATATCTTTAATTTGGTTATCATCTAAGTTTAAATTTTCTTTAAGAGCTTTATAGGCTCCTTTAGGATTACCATGTGATACATATTTATAAGCTTTAATTATACTTCTATAGCCTTTAGCGCCAACTTTAAAAGCCATAGAACCAAGAGTACTAAAAGTTATATCGGCTATACCTGCTTGTTTAATTTGTGTAAGGTATAAACTAGTGGATAAATCCTCACTTAATTTTTTAGAATTTATGTATAAATCAACGGCACGACCTGCCATAGCTCCTGTAGCAGAACCGGCTAAACCACCTACTATAGAACCGATACCTACTGAAATAGGTTCTATAGGTGGAAAAGCTAAACCTGCAGCTGCTCCTGCAACTGCTCCTGCTCTTACACCAGCGATACCTCCTGCAACAGCTCCTGCAAATTCACCCTTACTATTTAATAAACCATTAATCATACTACTGTCTATTTCAGTAATATTTCCAGCTTTATCCTTCATCATTACTGCGCCGTCATCAGTATTAATAAAGGCGTCAATACCTTCTTTTTTAAGCTTTTCAGTTAGATTAGCATTAAGTCTATTAATATCTCTACGAGCAGAAATGGCTGTTTCTGTATCAAATAAACCAACTACTTGTTTACCTAAAGTTGCATATTCATAATGAATATTTTTATACAAGTCAGAAAGTTCCATAGCTTTATCTTCTTCACTAGGAGCATTCTCTTGTGTTTTATAATCTAATTTAGTATATTTATCATCTATACGAGAAGCGCCAACTGCATCAGAAACTGTTTTTATGTCATACCCTGAAGAAGTTAAATGATTAAGTATTTCATCTTCAGAATAACCCGCATCTTTAGCTTTTTTAACATTTGTTGCTACAGTAGATGTAATAGCTAAGCTAGCATCATTTTCATCTAAACCTTGACTTTGTAAATATTGTTGTACTTCTTCAGTTGAATAACCACTATTTAAAGCTTTTTGAATATTAGAATTATTAACTAAATTTAAATCAGACTGAGTTGTTTGTTCTTCTGGCGTGCCAGTTATGTCTATTCTTAATCTTTGAGGCTCACTAGTAGTTACAGTTGAATTAACTTGAGGTAAATCAATTTGTGGTAAACCATCTTCATTAATTTGTGATTTATCTAAAATAGTAGTCATTATGCTGCTCCCTCATTTGTATTTTGTGGGAGCTTTAAAGAAGAAGATTTATTAGAACTTTTAGATGGAGTAGTTGCATCCATAGGCTCTGGTGGAGGTGCTCCTCCTGTAATCATTTGAGCTGTTTGTTCAAGTATTTCACTTATATCCATACTATGCTTAGTTTTCATAGATTTAACACTTAAACTAGCAGCTTTAAAGAAACCAGCAGGATTTACTTGAGTTAAAAGACTTCCAATATTACCTTGTAAGAATGTTTCTAACATTAGTTGATTCTTTTCATCTTCATCATTATAGGCAGTAGAATCAATATCTACATCTACATCAGTAAAAGCAATATCTGTTTCAGATGTAGGAACAGGAGCTATTATTATATTACCTTTATCGTCTTTTTCAGGTTTATTAGTAGCAGGGTCTAATACTTCTTCCCAAACTAGGTCCATAATAGGTTGTCCATTAGGATCAAATTTACCATTCCACATAGTTAATGGTTTATTTACTTCAACCCAACGTTCACCAACACTATCATCTACTATTCTTAAAGCTTGATAAGCGGTATAATATTGTTTAACTAAATTAACAATATCCCAACCTAACATACGATAAAATTGTTCAAAGCGAACCGTAATATATCTAAGAGATAGTGTTGTGGAATTTTGTTGTAATTTAACTTTACGACCGCTATCAGAAGCAAATGCCATACCTAAGAAACTATCATTAACACCTAATACTTTTTGTATACGGTCAAATGCTTTATCTATAATAGTATATTGGTCAAGAACTTCTTTAGATAGGTTGTCTATTTTTATTTTAGATAAAGCTTTTACAGGAATTACAGCATTAACACGATTAAATTCTTTTTTAAAGTCATCTATATCTTCAACACCACCTTTTTCTATATAAGCTTTTTGAGTATTAACCATTAGTTGTATTTTAAGTACGGCTTGATTAATAGCATGTTGGCTTTGTACGACTTCACGAAAAATACCATAATGTTCTGCAATATTACTTATATGTACTTTATGAACTCTATAAGGATTTTTTACTTCTTTATAGGTTACTTCTTTACGGCTTAATTCTTCTTCACCACACCAAAATATCGACCATGTTTTATCTTTATTATCAGTTATTATAGTATGAACTAAACAGTAATTATTATAACGTTTAAAATAACCTTCAAACATAGTATTAAAAGAACGCTCAAATTCTGCTTCATTTATTAGTAAATGATTCTCGTAAGCGTTAAGTCTATCAATAGCTTCTTTTTTATCTTTAAATAGTTTACGTAAAGCTTCTTCACTAACCCATTTGTACCTATGTATAAAACGAGCATCACTATAATCTTCTAATCTAGATAAAGGGTCTAAAACTAATTCTGACCAAGGAACATGAGCTAATGTTACTTTGCGAATAATTCTACCAAATTGGTCTTTTTGTTTAGTATCTTCTACATCTTCATAACAAGCCATAACGCCTGCTAATAGACCGTCAAGTTTTATTTTATCTCCTTCAGTTTCCATTTTATTAACACGCATAACTTGGCTTGTAATATCATTTAATAACGAAGCTGTTACAATTTGACGATAATGAACTGGATTTACTTTAACAGTATTAACTACAGTAGAATAATACCCTAATAATAGACGGCCAAAAAGTTTTATTATATTAAAAGTTTCTGCCGGTTGTCCACGTTCAGCTAATGTAGACAATTGAGAATCGTTATATTGCCGATTATGGAATAAATTTTCTACTTCTTGAGCTTCAATACGACTATCCTCATAAACAGTATAACCTATTTTAAAGGTATCTTTAATTGTTTCTAATGAGGTATCCATTAACCAGCCTTTCCACTAAGAATATCAGCTAGGGGAGGACGCGCATCTTTATTATTAAAAGTTGCTCTATTTACAGAATTAGGTCTAACTGATGATACGTTAGGAGAATCTGATGATACTTTAGAACCATCTGGATTTAAACGGCCTTCTATGTAATCAATACGTTGTTGTAGAGCACTTTTAACACTATCAAGTTTCTTTTGATCAGCACCTAGTAAAACATGCATAGTATAAGGATTACCTAATCTAGCTGCTGTGTCTAATTTAGAACTTACTTGAGTAAGAGCTACTTTATATTGTTCTAATATAGGGCCTAATTGCTGACTATTATTACCATAAGCTTCATCAAATGATTTTATCTCCCCATCAGTAAGAGTAGAGCCATATAAGGCATGTCTAATAGAACTTCTAAATGCAGACATTGCAGCTTGTTTGTCTGTCCCACTAGATGTATCGCTAATATATTTCATTAAACCTTTAAAGTTACTATCAATTACACCTACTTGACTAGCGGATATTTTAGACGCAGGGTCAGCAACAGTAATTAAAGAGCGAATATCTGTAATATTCTTTTTATCCTCATTAGATAAATCATTACCCTGTAATTTATTAATTTTAACTACTTTAGACCAAGCTTTATTAAAATTGTCATTATTTCCAAAATCAGTAGCGAAAAAGTTTTTTTCTCCTCCAAAATCTTTTAATAATTGTTTTTCTTGTATATCAGCTGCGGCTAAATCTTTTTGATTAGTTGTCAAACCTTCAGTAGCTAATTTAACTTTATTGGCTGTTATTGCTGCCTGTGCCTTTGCTGCATCTGTTTGAGACTCTAAATCTACATTTTCACTTGTAGTTCCTTTAGCAGCATTTGCATTACCTCTAATAAAATCACGTATAACTGCAATACGATTATCAGCTTGACTAGCTTGTTTATCTGTTAAAGATTTTAAATCAGGTGTATTACCTAATTGTTTGCCTGCTGTAATAGCTTCATTACCTGCTGTATAATAACTTTCACCTGCCGCATAGTTATTCATTATTTTACTTACATACTTTTGTGTTTCTTCGTAAGGAGGTATACCCCCGTACTTGTCAACATTTCCAGGGCCTGCATTATAAGCAGCAAGTGCTAACTGAGTATTACCATCATACTTAGTTAGCATTTTAGCCATATATTTAGCTCCGGCCATAATATTCTGTCCTGGATTATTAATATCTGTTACGCCTAGTTCAGTTGCAGTTTCAGGCATTAATTGCATCAAACCAGTTGCGCCTTTATTAGATATCGCATTTGGGTTATTACGACTTTCAATATTCATCATTGAAGCGATTAGATTACCTGGAACTCCTGTTGCATCTGAAGCAGCTTTTATATCTGATTCATATTTATGACCTTCAACAGTATTAGCTGATGATTTAGGCCCGGCCATAAAATCCCTAAATTCTTGGTGATTATCTAGTATAGGTTGTGCTCTATTACTACCTAGTCTAGATACAACTCCTGTTTCTTTGGCAACATTATTTAAAAGACCTATATTCCATTGTTGCCCGTCATAAAATTTATAAATATTACGCTTAAGAATATTTTGCTTTTCTGGCGTATCATATTCAGCCTCATTAAATCCAGTTTTAGCAAGTATATTTTTGTCATTTTGGAAATCCACGTTAGTAACATTGAGAACTCCTCGCTGATTCCATGCTTGTTTAATATAAGGATTTTTGTCCATAGCATTTTGAAGATGATTAGCATCACCAGTTTCCGCATAGTCCAATATAGCATTATCTGTATCTTGAGCTGCCAATTTTCCTTGTAACGAATGAGCCAGTTGTAAAACTTGTTTAACTTGTTCTTGTTCAGCATCTGCTTTTGTTCCTGGCATAATAGCTAGTGTATCAGGGTCATATCCCCTGATACGTAATTCATCATCACGTTTCTTTTTTTCTAAATTAAGAGCTTCTCTTTGATTATTAACTTGATCAGCAGCTATTAAACTTTGTAAAATACTCATATTATTTCTTTCCCGCTATATACGCTGCTGAACTGATTACATCAGACATTGCATTCATATTAGCTACTCCAAGATTTGTAGACTGACTAAGGTAAGAATTAGCCATACTTGTTCTAGAGTTAATACCTGTAGCGAATGAATTTGTAACATTTGCAGCTGAATTTCCAACAGTACTTAATAATTGTGTACCTTGTCCCAATCCAACGCCAAGAAATTTTAACTTTTCTTCTGCTGCCATTTGGTCTCCACTAGACCTTATAGTAGCTCTAGCTGTAGCATTTTGGACTTTAGCTACTGTAGAAGCAGTAGTTTCTTGTCCACTATTTGAAAGTCCTCTTTGAGCAAAATCACGTGCTATGGATTTTTCAACAGCTTGATATTCTTGCTGCTGTTTTTCTAATCCTAATGATACTAATTTATCTGGAGTAAGATTTTTATAATAATTACCAAGATTTGTTTGAATATCTCCATAGATATTCTTCCAATCTGTATATTGGTCTTTGGTAAATTCTAATTGATCTTTTGCTAATTGAATTTGTTCTGCTGACATAGCATTTGCAGCAGCTGCATTTTCAGCGGCTGCTGCCGCAGCTTTTTTTTCGCCTGCATGATTTGTTAAACCAATAGCATCTGTTATACCACCTACTATACTACCCATTAGCTATCTCCTTAATGTACCTAGTGTACTTCGCTTTGGCGCCGTACTTTTCCATTATAGAAGAGATGTTGCTATTGGTGGCATCAACTTGCCAAGCAGAGTATCCCTTATTTTCTATCAATTTAAAGCAATATTCTATTAATTCTTTAGTGCGAATATTATTTTTAATTTTAACATAAATTCCAGAAAAATGAAACAATTTTTTTGCAAAACAATAGCCTTTTACAAAACCTATAAGTTTATCTTCTTCATATAAACCAATTGCTATAAAATCTTTTTGGGAATTAATTTCATACATTAAAGTATTAGTAGCACCAAAACTATCTATTGTTGAATCTATATTAAAATACATTTCTGCATTTAATGCTATTAAAGATAAAAAATCTTTATTTGTAATTTCTTGTATCATGGATTTTCTAATATAACTATACGAGCTAATAAATTTTTATTTTGAGCCTCTAAATTTTCAACTCTAATAAGTAAATCAGTTAAAAAACGTTGCAAAGGCCCAGAAGTATCTTCTATTGTTATTTTTAATACTTTAGCTAAATCTTTTGGAATTGTTACACTATCTACCATTATCTCTACCTAATACTTTATATTCTATTTCTTTAATTAATCCTGTACCTTGTATTTTAAATTGTATAGAACTACCTCTTTGTTTTTCTTGTGGTATTTTTAAATCATGTATAGTATTACCATTAAGAATATAGGTATTTACTTTCCTATCATCTATGTAAACTTCAAAAGTAAATTCTCCATCAGCTCTTACATAAATATTATTATAAAGTTTTGTTTGAGAAGCATCACCTTCTGTTAAAGTAGGAGAAGTATAATAAAAGTCTATTGGATTTTCATCATCAATTATAACTAGATTATTTTCAATAACACCGTATAAAATATTATCAAATACACCTAAACTAGAAATATCTTTATCTATATAGTTTAAATATTTGATAGCCATAGTACCAAAACGAAAGTCAAGTATAATAACTGAACCATCTGTTAGAGTTAACATATATTGTTCACTATATATAATAGCATTTATACTTGTTAAAGTAATTTTACCTAATTTTTCTTTTGTTAGTACTGTTATTGAGCTACCTTGTAAAGCACATATACCATCTACTGATTCCCATAATAAAGTATTTTTTACTACTTTAATACTGTTATGGTTAGTACAGCCGTGTTCAGGATTTCCAACTAATAGTCTAAATGTATCTGGGTTTGTTCCTACTAATAATTGTGAATTAGTTCTAGTAAAAATAAGTATTCCATCTGGTATAGCTACTAAACCAGTAATATCCTTAGGTATTTGTACTGTATTTGTAGGCGGAAAAGAATCTGGTTTACCTATTTCAGAATAATATAGAGTATTACCTAAAGCTGCAAACAATATTCCATAAGCTTCTATGATATATCTTAAACCTGTAGGAGGCATTTGATTATTATAAGTATCTAATATAGTACCTATAGCGTTTAAAGTAGGGATATTATCATTATAAGTTAAAGTATCAAAAGGTAATTCAGCTATAAGAGTAAAATCTGTTGCATCTGCTCCTATACGGTATAGTCTAATTAAATCTGCATAGGGATTAATAGTAGTAATAAAATCTGAAATGTCAATACTTTTTCCAGTAGCAAGAGTTAGTTCATCTGAAATAGGCGAAGGTGCGCTTTCTACCCCTTCTGAACTATCGTAATAAGTATACATATACTGAACAACTGTAGATGTAGTAGCTACAGAACCTGTATTATTAATTACTGTAGTTAATTTAGCTGTAGGTGCAGCAATACCTAAATCTTTTACTACATTATTTACAACTTTTTTAGCTCTATCTTCTAATTGGGTAAAATATAATTTACGCTTATATTCTACATATTCACGAGCAACTGTTGAGCTATAAAAATTAGAGTTAAACTTATAGAACCATCTCTCTATAGCAGTACTTAAAGAGCGATAATTTTTTACTGATGCTAAAATACCTTTTGAATTATCGATATTAGTAAATTCAATAGCTTCATTAGACCCTAATAATGTAGGGTCTAATCTAGTAGCTAATCCTCCACTAAAGTCATTAATTTTCATTATACTTTTACTTCTTCAATAGTAATAGTTGCACCCATACTATCAGACCCAAAAAGTGTATTATTAATATAATAATAACCTGATGAATCACCTGCAGGTACGATACCTATTTTAGTAATTATACTTTGTGTAGCTGAATTAGGTATAATAAATTGATATTCAACTGTTAAAATACCTTCTACTCTAGTAGTGGCGCATCTAACAAAATTTCCATTTACATATAATAATGCAGTTGCTAAAGGAATTGTAGAAGAGCCTTTTTGTGTAGGACAAATAATTTTTATTATTAGTTTATTTCCACTACTAATTGGAGAATAATTAATGTTAAATAAAATATAACCATTATTATTAGTAGTAGATATTTGATGTTGGCCTGAGCCATTAATAGAAGAGGAAGTTATATTTTCATAGTATAATTTTTTTAGTATAAATCCAGCTGGTGTAGCCGCTACAGGTAAGTCAGTTAAATTACTTCCATTTATGGCAGGTAATTTACCTGTAGAGTCTAATGCTACTACATTTCCAGCTGAAGTACCAGTATTTAAATGAGCTGCTGTACCTAAGGTTAAACTAGCTATTAAAGCAGTATCAGCAGCTTGAAAAGCAGAATATATACTTGTATCCGCAGCTCTTAAATCAGTTTGAACTTGATTTATAACACCCGCTATAGTATTATATAAAGCAGTATCAGCTGATTGAAAAGCAAGTGTTAATGTAGAAGAAGCGCTAGAAAATAAACTACTGTCTAATATTAAATTACCTATTGAGGGGTTATATTTAAACATTAGTTTATCAAAATAATAAACATGTTTTTCAGTCGAACTAATATCTTTAATCCAAATAACATCAGCTAAATTTAAATTGGAACTGCTGTGAGGAGTTGCAATATATACAGGTAAATTGTTATTGTCTACATAATGAGTAGTATCTAATGAGTCTATTTTTTCTTGCAGAGTTAAATCTGTATCATATGGGAAGTTAGCTGCATTTATTTTATTAACTGTAACAGGAATACCTCCACGCTGTTGAACAACTTCACCATGTCCTACTAGTAAATCCTCAATGCCAATTAAGTTACGTTCTACATTTACATCTGTCATAATTATCCCATTGCGTTATATTTTACTATATAAGAAGCTTGAGAAAAATTCTTTGCTTTTTCAAAAGAATATTCTTCTAATTGAGCTTCATACATATCTAACTCTTCCTTAGATAAAGCACGACTTTGAGTATCTTGATTATCTCTAAAAGCCATACCTACTATATAATGTTGTAGCATTTCTTCTGCAACAGAACTTATTTTTATTTCTTGCGCTATATCTGTAAATTTAGTGTGTCTTTCTATATAAAATACTTTAATATATCCATCCGCAGTTACTGGGCTAATATCTCCAAATATACCAGACATAACTAGTGGTATTTCACTATAAGTTATTCCTGTTATAATACCGTAATTCCCAGAATAATTTATATTACCATTATTTAAGGTTACACTTGTATTATTTAGTATAGGATATAGTTTAAAATGGCCTTCTTTTTGCTTATCTAAAATATAAGCTTTAATTTTAGAACCTGTTTGTTCTTGCCAGCTAGAATTTTTTAAATCTAGGTCATTATGTGATAAAACAGCTAGAGGTTCTTTTTCATACTCTATACGAAGTATTTTTACTGCTATATTTGATATATCATAATCCACTTTATTATTAACTAATTTTATATATTGTGTTTCAACAAATAAAATAGTTTTACGCGTTATTTGTGATATACAATCATTTATAAGTGATATTAAACGTTCATCAGACCATCTATCTCTAGATACATCAGATAAAGTAAATCTAACTTTTTGTAGTAATTCTTGTACAATCATTTTAACACCTATAAAATAGCCAGCCTTTTACAGGCTGGCTATATATAATTAAGAACCGTCACTGAAGCTCATAAAATGTCCATTACCTACAGTATATTCAATATACTGAACAATGAAGTAGAATTTACCAACAGTAGGTGCTGCACTAAACTTAGCAGTAACATTTTTACCTGTTCCTGTAAGTAAGCGAGGTGCTTTAGTAACAGTACCTGCACTGAGTGTATTAGGTGTACCTTCAGTTAGTGTTAAAGTCGCAATAGGTAGCGCAACCTGTTTATAACCAGTAGTAGAAATAGCAATTGCAGAACCAAGTTCAGTACCACCATCAAAACCAAAGTCAACAGTAAGACCACCTTGACCAGCAGTTTCAACAACAATACCTGCGTCTATAATCAAACCATTTTTGGGTAGATTATAAAGTTTCTGTAGCGCAGTACTAGAGACATCAGCAAAATTAATTTCTGCACTTGCTATCTCCATAATTTTATTTTCTGCATTTTTACGCAGACGGGTTAAATCAGTCATTTATTTTCTCCATATATGTATTAATAAGTTGGACGACTAGCTTTAGACTAGCCGCCCATTTGATTAAACGTCCTGTGTTTTGAGGTCAACTGCAATAACACCAAAGTCCATACCTGCAACTTTAGCCTGATTGTAATCGTCCATTTCAGCAAGCAAAATAGTTTTCTGCACGTTCATCCAAGTTTCAAGACAACTTTCAGAGCTAATTTTAAAGTCGTCAGATTCCTGGAACTTGTAATCAGGCATTTTGCCAAATCCAAGCTGAGCAGCATTTGCTCCAAGAAGTAAACCACGAGAAGTTAAATCTACAGCAGTAGAATAACCAGTCTGACCTGTCCATTTACCGTTAGCATCTTTTTTACGTAAACCTGCTATTTCTACAGCAGTTGAATCAAGACCCCAAGTAGTACCTGTAGCATCAGTTTGACCAAAAAATAAATCAGCTTCAACTAAGATAAGCTGCCCAATTTTACCAAATACCCCTTTAATCAAACGGTTATCATTACCTCTTATATCTGCATTATACATAATAGTTTGATAATTAGAATTCTTCTTTAGCATAGTTGACATAGCAGAATCCATAATAAACAACCATACTGGACGACCATCTGCTAGTACATATGGCTGAAGAGGACGACGAGTACCGCCAGTAGAAAAACCAGTACCTGCTTTAATAATTGCCTCAATAGTAAGCAATTCATTATAACCAAAAGTTGTACTTAGGTCAATAATATGTGTTGGAGCAGAATCTTTAACACCCTGTAGAGCATCAAATATTGCCTGGTCTTTAAAACGTACAAACAAATCACCGAGTTTAGAACGACTATCTTCATGCTGAGTTATTGAAAGGTCACCAATTTCAGCACCATCAAAAGCGTCACCATTGTCAGCTACTAAACGGTAACGTTCAACAGTAAGTTTATTGCTAAACTTCTTTTTCTGTTCGCCTTTACCATAGGCTTTATCTTTGCCTTTAATAGCTTTACCTGCTAGGTTACCATCATAATCGAATACAATAGTAAGACCTTCAGATGCATTGTTATCATTTTCCTGATAGATAACAGAATTTTCGCTATTACCAGTATAGGGGGACCAAAATGATTTAGAGGCAGCCTGTATTAGACCTTCTCGCATCCATTTTTTACGCTTCAAGTCGCTTGCATAAGGAACAGCAACCATATTAATTCTCCTTTGTTAAAAAATTTCTTTGTTGTATGACTTAATAATATCTTCTTTTTGCGCCATCTTATCTGGTTTGGTACCACCGCCAATTTTTCCTAAATTAGGTTGGTCAAGGGTATCATCCTGTTTAACGATTTTCCCAGTGGTGGAATATTCGTAAACTTCTTCTAAGAATTTTTCAAACGATATTACGCCAGTCTCCAATTTTTTTAAAAAGCGAGGAGGAATGTCGTTAGTTAAGACGTCATCATCAAGTTCGAATCCAGGATGCTCCTGGATGAACTCTACTAAAACTTCTTTTCTTCGTTCTTTTTCATCTTTATCCAGAACTTCTTTAGAGACTTTACCTATTTCAGCAGTAATCTCAGCTTCCCTAGCATTAACAGCTTCGGTTTCAAGCTTATTCATTTTCTTACGCCAAGCTTCAGGGTCACTAAATTTTAAGTCATCTAGTTCTTCTGCTTGCTCTTTAGTAAGAGTTAGATTAATCTCGCCTTGCACTTTCTTTTTTAATACGTCATTCTCTACAGATAATGTCTTATTAGTTTGAGCAATTTTAGTATACTCCGATTGGGTGTCACGCCTACGTTGTTCAATTATAGCAGCAGTTTTAACCTCTGGTGTTATACCTTCTGGAAGAACATACTTACCATCTTTGCCTCTCGTAATCTGCTTAACAACATCAAATACAGTTTTTTCAAAATCATTACTACTTGTATTATTTTTATCTTCTGCATTCTCAAGTTTGTCTTGAGTAGCAGCTTCAGCTGGAATACCCATGCGTTTCTCCTAAAATATTGCTCAATTAATAGCTTTATAAATTTTAATTTATAAAACTTATTATATTATATCGTTTTTATATTTACATGTATATATAAAAGTGTTATTATAAAATTAATAAATTTAATAAATCAAGAACTTATATCACTATGACTCAAAAAGAATCAGATAGAGTAGTTAGTTTCTCTATTAAACCAACAGATATAGACGCAATTGCTGAGCTTAACAAGCTAAAAGCACATTCAAAAAAAACTGGTATTAGTTTTAGCTTTTTTATGATAAGAGCACTTAATAAAATGAATAAGGAGCTAAAGCTAAAATGATAACTGACAAGATAAAGTCTAATGCTATCGCCTTAATGAAAATGGGTGATTCCCCTAGAAAAGTTAGTGAAGATTTAGAGTTACCTTTTATGTTATGCCAACAATGGGCTAATGATATGGGTATTACTGATTTAACTAAAATACAAGCTAATTCAATAGCGCTATCAAGAGTTTTAGAAGGCGAAATATTGGATAGTGATAAAAATGTAGAAATACTTAAACAAAAAATAGAGGAAACAGCTATTCTTATTATTGATAAAGCTAAAGAATATGTTAAATGGCCTGATTTGCAACAAGCTAAAGCATTAGAGTTATTATCTAATACCTGTAGTAAACTTTATTTAACTATAATTAGTAAGAGTGGAGAAAAAGAAATACCGTCAAATGGAGTATCTTTATTTGAGCAATTAGGTAGAGATTAATGCTTACAATTAGTAAAGAACAATTTAGACTAACCTATCAAGGTACTAATATTCTTAACTATGAGGAAATATTTTATACTGACCCTAAGGACCAACAAGATTTAGAAGCTAACTATATAATAAGTAAGCTTTGGCGTATAAATAATTTGTACACTATTGTTAATAAATATGGTAAGTTAGTTAAGTTTAATATGAACTTATCTCAGCATAAAGTATATGCTGCTTCACTTAGACATCCACGACTTATAATATTAAAATCACGTCAGCAAGGTATATCAACACTTTGGTTGGTATCATTTTTTGACGACGCATGTACTAAATCAAATCTTAGTATTGGTCTAATGGCACAAGGACAAGATGAAGCTGCAACACTTCTTACACGTGTTAAGCTATTATGGGATAAAGCTCCATCTGAGTATAAAAATTATTTGAGCCTTAGAATTAAAACAGATAATACCAAAGCACTTAGTTTATCTAATGGCTCTAATATATTTGTACGTACATCATTTAGGTCTACAACACTTCAACGATTACATATATCTGAAATGGGTAAAATAGCTAATAAATATCCTGAAAAAGCTAAGGAAACTAAAACAGGTACACTACAAGCTTTGGCGCCTGGTAACTTAGGGATTATTGAGTCTACTGCAGAAGGAGATAATCTTTTTAAAGGTATGTGGGATAATGCAATAAAACATTATGGCCAACTTTCAGATAAAGATTTTTTTCCTGTATTCCTTAGCTGGTTAGATGACCCAGATTGTATAGAAAAGCATAATCAAATTATATCGGATAAACAAGCTAAATATTTCGCTGAAATTGAGAAGTCTTTAAAAATACAACTAACTCAAGAACAGAAGAACTTCTGGGTGGTACAGTATCGCGAATTGCACGACGATATTTATCAGGAATATCCAACCACACCTATTGAAGCATTCATGAGTAATAAAGATGGCGCTTATTACGCCAAATTATATTTAGAATGGGTAAAAGGTTTCAAACGTGAGATTGAGAATTTATATGACCCTAATTTAGACGTAGAAGTAGCAGTTGATTTAGGCATGGATGATACAAATGTTTTTATTATATATCAAGAGTATACAGATGGTGTTCGTATTATAGATGAAATATACGATAATGGCAAAGGTATAAAATATTATACTGATATTTTAAAAGAAAAGCATTATTATGAAAATGTAACTAGAATTATACTACCTCCAGATGCAGAAGTTAGAGAGCATACAACAACTAATGAAGATGGCAGCGGAAAAACTAGGTATCAAGCTTTTGAAACTGAATTACCCCATCTTACAATAGATGTATTGGAAAAACTACCTAGACAAGATGGAATTGAAGCAGTACGTCAGCTTATACGTATTCTATATATAGACCCTGTCTGCCAATATATAATCTCCTGTCTTTTCAATTATACAAAAGAGTATGATGATAAGCGAGATAGATGGCGCAATATTCCTTTACATAACGAATTTTCCAATGGAGCAGATGCTATTCGTTATTTAGCGACTGGTAGACAAGCCTATGTAGAAGTAGCCAAAAAACGTATATTAAATAATTCAGGGCATGACGTATGAGTTTATCAGAAAAAGAAGCTAAAGCTATAAAAAAATTAAAAATTATTAAGCTAAATTATAGCAAGAGTAAATCAGCACATCAAATAACTAATTGTTTAGAGGATGCTTTAAAATATGTTCGAACTCACAAAGTAGATAGTGTCTTTGTTTGCTTCGCAACTAATAAGCGTAGGATTAGCAAACGTAATTCTTATTATGCTGTTAAACTAATTGAGGAAGATATAGAAAGTTTAACTAAGGAAGTGGAAAATGGTTATGAACTTTTACAGCAAGTATGGGATAAAGTATTAGATGATAAATAATGATAAAGTAATCCCATTTAAAATAGAACCTGATTTAAGCGATGAACATGTTATGATAGCATTGCGTGATGCTATTAAATATAGCAAAGAAAATAAGTGTAAGAGCATTTTTATTTTAATGGTTCCAGAAAATAGTACAGAAGATACAAATTCATTTCTAAGGTCAAGTACTCGTACCAATGAAAATGATGTGCTTCAACTTATTGGATATTGCTGGACTGGTTTAAAAATTTTCGAAAACTACGTGCGTGGACTCTTTGGTCATGATTAGTTACTATATTTTACATTGTTGTATAATATTAGTAAGTTCATTTACATTGCTACATAATATTTATTAAATTTAATACAATACTTTTAAGAGTATTGTATTATAACTGAATATTGTATGCAAATTGCGAGCGCCTAGGGCGACATCCTACCCCTGCTGACAAACCAAGTATTAACACTCATTAGTATTCATTACTTACTACTAACTCACTAGTAAATAGCTAATGTATATCAGCAAATGCTTTACTATTTATTAACCAAATACCTTATTAGTTTTAGACTGTTTCACGTGAAACATTTTGATAACTAATGGAGCATTGTTTTACCATTAGCTAAATAAGGTGAAGTGTTTACTTATTAGTTATATATTATATATTTATATAATTATAAAAAGTAATAAATTAATAAATTATAAATAACCAACTTAGCATAAGTACTAACAAATTACTAATGCTATATCAGCAAACGTATTATTACTTATTAGCATATAGCCCATACTTATACAGCAAATATACTATATAATGATATATATGTCGCATTATATTTATGACAGAGTTTGAACTTTGTAATTTGAGACTTTTTGTAATCGTTGATTTATATTAATATATACTAAGTAAATAACAGTTCCAAATAACTAGTAATTGGTTAATTATAATATTATATATTAATTAACCATAAATTATACAATTTGCATTAACAATAAAACACTTTACAAAATAGTAAAACTATAGTATAATATTTGCCAAAATCCCACTGTTGTAAATATATCACACCATAAAAATATTTATCAAATAGTATAATAAAGTACTATAGTGTTATAAATATCGCTAACTAACACTTATTAGCTATAATATCAATTTAAACAGGTGTTATAACAACAATAATACTTTAATGATGAAATATAAGCCATACCTTCTTTCTTATGTTATAAAGTATGTTTAAATCAATCCGCACACATTCCTTAGATAATTAGTTAACAAAATAATCATTTCTGTAACATTTTTATCACAGTATTCATTTAGTTATAAAAAGTTGAAAATAAATGTTTACAAAATGTAAAAACTATGATAATCGCGTGCGCATTCTTATAATACTAAAATGAGTAAGGTTTATTAGTTATTTGTTAGTAATAAAGTTGAAAATAATTGTTTACAAAAGAAAAATCTATGACATAATGATTATATTGAATGGTTGATTAAATAATAACTTGATGAACAGGGAATTACTAATATGACTTATATAGAAAAATTAACTAATGACATAGAACTGTTTTTAAAAGTAACTAAAGATATTGAAACAGAAAACAACGGAGAAGATGAGCCTTTCACTTATAAACAAGCCAAAGAAGTATTAGATTACTTTCTTGACCAAGCAACAAATTTTGAAGAAAATAGAGGTTAGTATGAAAGTATTAATTAAAAACTTCTTAGTTAATAAAAATGAGAAAACTGCTATTAAGTTACTAAATTATAATAACAAATATCCTATGGCGAAGACATTACTTTTGCCTTGCGAAATTGATGTTATAACTCAAGCGAAAAAATTCTTAGAAGGAGATAAGTCATGAAAAAGTTACTAAATAATCCATTAAATATGGAGTAGTAAAATGTCAATACATGAAACTAAACTGACTATTAAAAAAGTTAAGGAAGCTTTACAAGCTGTTAATGTTCGCTTTCGTAAAACAGCCTATGGAGATTATAGGGTTGTCTATACAGGAGATGGAGAGCCTAAGGCTTGTTATGAGTCATCACTTGAAGCTGCTCTTGACTCTGGATTAGCTATGGCAAAAGAAAAAACGGCTAAAACTTTAAGACTTAAAGGAGAATGACCATGAAACAATTAGTTAACAATTTTTGGCTTAGATTAAGGACAATTTACTACACTCTATTATATGTCATATTCTTGTCTATGTCAGTTATCATCTATATGGAGTATAAAGGCATTTTAAACTTTCAAGGGGTTGGTTATACTCCCTTAGTTGAGCCTGTTATAACTGATATTAAACCAACTAAACAGGTTAAAAAAAAGTAATATGTTAACCAAAAATCAGCTAATTATATTACTTGCTTCATTAGCTTTGATAACATTTATAATAGACAATTTTTGCTAACTCAAATTAGTAATAAAGTTGAAAATAATTGTTTACAAGATAATGGAAACATGATATAAAAGAAATACCTAGTTTGGTATAGGTTTAAGAGCTCTTACCTGTTAACAAAACAGAGCTCACTATTATAATGGAGATTACTATGACTGCAATTAAAAAAGCTTATTCTGAAATTGTTGCTTTACTTGAAGCTAACAAAGATGTTAAAGTTTCTAAGATATTCGACCAGGTTGTTGAGTTAGCTTCTGCTAAAACAACTCGTTCAGAAGGCTCAACTTATGTTAAGGATGTTGAAGGTAATACTGTTGCGATACTAGATTACTACTTCAAAAAATGGATGCCTTTGGTTGGTGACAAAGCTGTTGATTTCGGACAGAAACTAAAAACTTCTACTGGCTACAATACAATGTGCAAAGAAGGTGTTAGTGCTTGGACAAAACAACAGAGGGAGGCTAAAAATGCAAGCGCTGATTTGCTTAAGAAAGTCGCTGCAGGTGAAATTCTTCCTTCTGACATCGCTGCTCATCAGGCTCAGATTGAGGAAGCTAGAAAAGCAATTGTGCCTACTGAGCTTGGCTTTGATAATATTGAAGACCTTACTAAATACTTAACTAAAGCTAAAGTTAAACTTGTTGCTTAATATTAGTTAATAAAAATAGTGATATTAATGGCGCTGTGACTTAAATGTTACAGCGCCATTTTTATTACAGTTCAATTGAGAATGATTCTCACTGTCACTAAAATATTAGTAAATAAAATACTCATTTAAATGACCCTACAGAGCTTGAATATTTTGGCTTAGGGTTATACATACTATTAGTTTTGAGCTCTGTAAGGTCTGTTTAAACTGATTTAAAGCACTATCAATTAAATTAGTTTAAACATATATTATAGCACTTATAACTAGATGACTTAGGGTTATACATACTATTAGTTTTGAGCTCTGTAAGGCCTGTTTAAACTAATTTAAATGATAGATTTATATAGAGTATATCATTTAATAAAATCCACATAGTAGTAGTATCACTTATAATCTACTTATAACATCAAGTGTTAATTTTCATTAACTAAATATAATTAGTAATAAATATAAAATTAATTGTTTACAAAATAAAAAATTAATTTTATAATATAAATATTAATAAGTTAATTAATATACTCTTACTCAAATAATAAATAGAAGGTTGTATAATGGCTAGACCGATGCTGCTAATGGAGGAGGCTATACTTAAAGAGCTATACTCTAAATACTCTCAAGGTGTTCCTGTTCTTAAACTTATAAGGCAATATAAATTAGACTTACTTATAACTGCACCAACATTGACTAAGCTACTTAGCTATATAGATGCAGCGAATAAGACTAATGATATTACTATACGTAATACTATATTAGCTAGTTTATTTCCTACTTGGTTAAAAGAAAGGTACACACTTAATCGTAAATTAATAGCAATGCCTAATCCTAATACTTGGTTTTATACAGGTAAAATGCCATTAGGTCAATGGAAGAAAAGGACTTTAGACCAATGATTAATAAATTTGTTCAAATAACTGATACTGGACATAGCCTTTATAAAAGTAAAGGTAAAGTTATTAGATGTTCTATAAATAAAAAAGGAGTTATAACTTATCTAATTGATTTAGGTAAAGAAAGAGCTTATTTAAAATCAGTGCAATTTAAGGAGGTAAAATAATGGCAGGCGAATCTGATTTAATAAAAGGTTATCGTCAAGGCTATGAAGATGCTTCTTATGGTAAACCTCCATTAACTGATGAACAAATAAAACAATTTGCTGAAGCTTATGCTAAACTATTAAAAAAGGAAAAGTAAAATGCAAACTAAACATATAATGATAGATATTGAAACTCTTGGTTTATCAAATAATGCTGTTATAGCTCAGATTGCTGCGCTAGAATTTTCACCTGAAAATAGTTATATACCTAATACAAATCCTTTCCAATGTAATATTGATATAGACCAAAATGGACGTGCCATAGAAGTTAATACACTTAAATGGTGGTTGGAACAATCTGTAACTACTCGCAATGCAGTATTTAGTACTGCTTCACAATTTCCATTAGTAGTTGCATTAAACTCATTAGCTTTATGGATTTCAACTATAGGTGAAAAAACTAATCTTAAATTTTGGTGTAGAGGTGTTAACTTTGACTTTATACTTCTTAATGATGCTTATGCACAATATAACTTAGATACTCCATGGAAGTATACAAGTTTAGCAGATGTACGTACTTTTGATAGTTTAGTCCCACCAGAAATATTACAATCAATACCTAGAGTTGGTGAACACCATAATGCTCTTGATGATTGTAAGTTCCAAATCAGCTATGTGCAAGCTGCTATTAAATGGCTTAATACAAACGCAACTAAATAAGGATTCTTTCTATGACAAGAATTAATTGCATACCACCTTCTGAATTAATTAATAAACATTTATTAGCTGAATATAGAGAATTACCTCGCATATTTAAATTAGCTCGTAAAGCAAATGATGCACCAAAGTTATATTGTTTGGGAACAGGTCATATGAAGTTCTTCTTTGATAAACTAATTTATTTAGTTAAGCGACAAGAAGAAATAATTAAAGAGATGATAAAACGAGGTATGAAGCCTAATTTTAGAGCTGAAGATTTATGGCAATATCATGAAAAAGCTGGTGGTAATTGTGAATCATCTTTATGGAATGATTGGATTCCTACTCAAGAAGCAATGAGAATAAACAAAGCAAGAATTGAAGAACGCTTAATAGAAATGAAAGTTAAAAGCCATGCAGTTTGATATAGAACATTTTAAAACATTAGTTCAGCAAGAATTAATAGCTAATCTAGAGATAACTCAAGTAGAAAAACAGATAAATAAAACTGAAGAATTACTTGAGTCGTTAAATTATAAATTAGAAGAGTTAGTTAGAAAAAATAATAAATATATGATGACACCTAGTGCCTTATATATAAATGAATTTTATAACTTTATAAAAAAAGAGGTTGAAAATGTTCAATCTTGATGGTTCACATGAGATTAAAGAAAAAACTAAAATAACTGCTTTAAAATGGTGTGAATTAACTGAGGTTGAAAAAGAATTAGTTATAAATAAAAATTCCACTAATCCACATAATTTTAAAGGCTTTGTATATTTAATGGAAAATAGTACTTGCTACTATTTTGATAGACTAGGTAATATATACGTTCACGACCCTATCCTTTAAGGAATATTAATGCTTATAGACTTATTTATAAATGCAGGATGGTATACAGTACCATTAAAAGGAGAATTACGCCGTTTAGAAAGTGGGAAAAAAACTATTCCTCTTTTTGAAAGTGAGTGGCGTAAAAAGTATACTGAAGAATTTAATTTAGTTAAATCTAAATTAGGTGGAGTTATAACAGGTATAAAATCTGGTATAATAGCAATTGATTGTGATAATGAAGTTACTTATCAAATGTTTAAACAACTGGACCCTGAGTATAGCTTCCATTTTATTTCAAAAGGTAAACCTGAAGGTGGTGGTACTATAATTTATAAGTATACAGATAAAGTAGGTACTTTTAAAGTCATGAATGAAGCAGTTAAACTTGACTTTTTTTCAGATGAAGGTTTTATATATTTACCTACTGAAGATAATGAAACTAAGGAAAGTTGGATAGATAAAAATAAACTACCTGAAATTAAAGAAATACCAAATACTATATTAGCTATACTTCAAACATTTAAAGGTAAACATATTGACAAGGGAATAGCTAAAACTAATTCTGTGAAAACAGCTATTAGTAATAGATTAGCCCCATTACTAACAACTTTTGTAGCAGGAGAAATATATGACCCAGCACTTTTTAAAATTATTACCCCATATTCTTTTAGAGATTTGCCTACTTATGTTACGCGTGGCCATCTTCATCCTGCTGATGTTCCCTCTGGTCGTGGCTCTGAATATCTTAGTAAAGTTAGTGCAATTATTGGAGCCGACATTTCTGTAAACATAGAGCTATATACTAAAGCTATGATGCTAATAAATTCTTTTAAAAAGACTCCAAAAGAAAAACCAGAATTATTAGCTACAATTGTAAATCCTATGATAGAAGAAAGAGCTACAATAGACGGTCATGTTATATGGCAATATGATAAGCATTGGGAGAAAATGGGATTTATAGCAACTGCAATTAATGGTGACTATATAGAAAGTTTTTTTGACGATGTTAAGGGCTTATATTATCTTGTTAATTATAGTATTCCTTATGTTAGGGTTTTTTCAGATAAGTCCTCTAATATTTCTACTCTTAAAGCATTACTAGGTAGAGCTATACCAGAAGTTCATTTTGATAATGTAAAGCAAATAATAAGAACTAGTTTAAATCCTTCATTAGAGTTTGGACATGTTGAAGGAACAGATAAATATAATCTCTTTAGACAAACACAAGAATTAGCTATAATAAATAATCCAGGGCCTTATAAACCTAGTTATAATCGACCTACAACAATAATAAAATATTTTGAGTCTTTAGTTCCAGATGATAAAATGAGAATGTTTTTACTTAGTTTTTTAAAAACTAAGTTTACTACTTTTAAATATTCTCCTATAGTTCTTTATCTAATTGGTAAGCCAGGTTCAGGCAAAGATACATTAGTTAATATATTAAGAAAAATAATAGGTGATGACTATGTAGCTAAGCCAGATACTAAAGTGTTTAATGAGCAATATAATGGTTGGATAATGGATAAGTTTTTTATTCAGTTAGATGAATATGGTAATAAATTAGTTCGTATGGCTGAAAAACAAGAAGTATTAGGTAAAATTAAAGCTTATACAGGCTCTCCTGATTTGCAAATAAGAGCTATGAGACAAGATGGATTCAACTATAAACATTGTATTACATTTATAATAACGGCTAATAATAATCCTTTACCTGTTGAAATGGATGATAGAAGATTTAGCTTTATTAAAACTCCTAATAAGTTAGAGTTACAAAATTGGGTAAAAGAGTTAGGTGGTATATCTACAGTGCAAGATAGAATTAAAGAAGAAATACTTGATTTTTGTTACTATCTTGGAACTGAAATACCAGTTTTAAAAACTGATGAGTATATGATTGCACCTGTTACAGAAGAGAAAGAAAAACTAATGTTAGATAGTTTACCTGCAGCAGAGCAAATATCTTACTATATTAATAATAGTCAGTATAAATTATTATTAGACCTAGCGTATGAGCATGGTATAAATGAGTTTGATGAAGGCTGGGACCGTAATAGACTTATGGATAGAAAAATAGATGAACTCTATCAAGCTATGACAGAAGGAGCAGGTTCACATAGAACAATATGTAAATCGCTTAAAAACATAGGTTTACAACGTTGTCATACAACTCGTAATGGAGTTAATGATTTTTACTATATGATAAATGATTTACATCATTTTAAGGCAGCTGAAACTATTGAAACTGATTTTGTCCCTGTTAAAAAGAAAGAGATTAAAGGATTGTGAATAACTGCATTTGTAACCATTGTATAAAATTATTGGATGCTGGATTAGGTACAATGACTCGTGGTTGTCCATTTTGTCATAGAATGCAACTAATAAACTTAACAGAAGGTGGAATTGGTTATTTGACTACTAGTTATAAAGATATTGAAGGAAGTAAGCCACGTTATCAAATTAAAGTATTGGAGTATTAAAAATGAGTAAAATACAAGTTAAAAGAGAAATAACAGTTTTTAAAAATATTTATAATGATATAGTAATTAGATTAGTAAAACCTGGTGAAGGTTATTTTAGGGGTAAAGAAATAGAATATATAATGTTATCACAAGAAGAAGCTAATAAATTGAAAGAACTTTTATGAGTGAACTTTTAACTAAATTCAAACAGTTTCTTAAAGATAAAGAAGCTGCAGATATGTATATAACAGGAGTAGCTGGGACAGGTAAAACTACTAGCTTAGCTGAACTCGTATATTATTGTAAAGAAAATATGATAGAATATGTTGTAACAGCTTATACACATAAAGCATGCGCTGTATTAGCTAATAAATTGCATAAAACAGCTAAAATAAGTACTTTGCATAGTTTTTTAGCTAAAAGACCAACTATAAACAGTAATGCTAAAGAAGTTGCTCATGTAGATGGTAATGCTCAAATGAAAGAACCTGAAAGAGTTAGAGTATTATTTATAGATGAATTTAGTATGGTTGGAGATAAAGATTATTCTTCTATAGCAGATTTACAATATAATGAAGATGGTGAAATACAAACACAAGTAGTCTATATTGGTGACCCTAATCAATTACCTCCAGTTAAAGATATAGCTGTAGTTACTCCTACTGGAGACTACTGGGTTAAGCTAAATAAAGTATATCGCCAAGCTAATGGTAATCAGTTAATTGATAATTTATTAGCTATAAATGATTATATAAATGGTGAAGAACCTGCTGCATTGATTGAGCATGATAATTTAATTCGTGGTATTGATATAGTTAAAGAGTATAAACTTTGTACTCAAGATAAGATTATATTAGCTTATACTAATGCAAGAGTAGAGCAATTAAATATGGATATTCAAGGTAGGCCATTAGCTATACCTGGAGACCTTTTATTCTCGCCTACAGTTAGAAAAGACTATACTTTAATTGAAATAAGTGATAAAAGTAATGGTATAGTTAAAATAAATGGTAATTTATTAGAATTAGGTAGTACGTATAAAACATTAGAAACTCTACATGAAGTATCTGGTATTAAGTTTTATAATGTAACCGATTTAAAAGGTAATGAAGAATGCATTGCTGCAGTGTTTGGTCATGATACATTTTTAAGAGCTTCTCAGGATTTAGCTAATGAAGCAGTTAAATTAAATAAAGAAATAGCAACTAAGTATAAAATAGACCCTAAAGATTGGGCAAAAGATAATTGGAATCATCCATTAGCTAAAGCACGAGGTAAAGCTTGGGGTAAATATTTAGCTTTTAAAGATTGCGTTTATTGCTTAGATTTTACTCATGCTATGACTGTTCATAAATCACAAGGGAGTACATATGAAAATGTATTTATAGATACTGAAGACTTAGGTAAATGTTCACAAAAAGATTATACTATGTATTTAAAATTATTATACGTAGCTATATCAAGAGCAAGTTTAAAAGTATATACTAATTAAAGGAGAAATATATGATTGCTTTATTAATTTTAATAATAGCTTTTGCCCTAATTATTTTATTTGTTAATAAGGATGAAGATTGGGATGAAAATGAGTAAATAATTACTAAAATTAATTAATAATAAAATTGAAAATAATTGTTTACAATATAAAATAACATATTATAATATAAAATAATAAATTTAACTAGTATTTTAGCTGTCATAGACTATTCCATATTAGTTAAATTTATAGGTTTGATTGTTTTCCTGAGTACTCTACACGAGTTAAACAAAAACAATCACTTATATAGCAAGTGCAGTATAAGTTTTATAAACGTTTATTATGGAGTTTATTATGGCTGATTTAGTACCTGTTGTTACCCCGGTTGGAGAATTACACTATGTAAATATCTCTGGTCAAGGCAAACAGAACTATAATGAAGATGGTTACAATTATGTAGCTACTATTAACTTAACTGGTAAAGACGCTGAAGACCTGAAAGAGGAAATTGACGAAGTTATTGGTGAAGTTGCTAAAGGTGAAAATCTTAAATCTAGAGGTTATCGTGAACTAATGGAAGATGAGAAAGGTATTTATACTCCTACTCAGAATACAAAAGAACGTGATGCTAGTGCTAAGGCAACTGGAATTTATGCTTTTAGTTTTTCTACTGCTACTACTTTTGCAGATGGTAAAACTAAAAAGATTTCAGTATACAATTCTGCTAATCCTCCTAGCCGCATTAATCTTGGTGACAAGAAAATCGGTAATGGTTCTAAAGGATGTATATCTGGTAAAATGCAACGGTATAAAAAGGGTAAGGATGTAGGCATTAGCTTATTTCTTAACGCTGTACAACTTGTTGACTTTAAAGAGTACGTTGATGATGCAGGATTTGCTGCTCAAGATGGTGGATTTGTTGGTGACGGAGACGGCTTTAATCCTAGTACTGCCGAAGCTGAAGTTGACAAAAAAGAAGCTGTAGCTAAGGTTGGGCAACCTAAAAAGAAGCTTAAACTTTAATTATAGTTAGTTGCGTATTGTGCGCTCTTTGGTTTATTAAACGTAGGGCTGAATCAAGCCGGAGACCTAAGTAACTGTATATACAGTTTATAAGAGTTATAACAATAACAACAAACAGTGGCATAGCTGGATAAACATGCCGATGGTTAGTATCGTGTACGGTGAGGCGCCTCTACCACCAAAAACTAGCATAGAGGCAATTATTACCAGCCTAATAACTAAGGAATAGTAAGATGAAAATAAGTTTTAGTTTAAAACCAAAAACACCTAAGGATTACACAGATAAAGAATTACTTGCTATGTTAGCTAAAAATAAAGGAAATAAATCTCAAACAGCTTGGATGAATGGTTTTTCTTTATCTGCTTTATATAATAGATTAAATAAAATGAAAGTAGCTATATGAAAATAACTGAAATACGAGTTGAAGTTAAACGTTTAATAGCTTTAGCTAAATATGAAAATGTAACTTATACAGTAGGAGCTACGGCAACTGTTCCAGATAACATGCCAGCTATTGAAGTATATGAAGAAACATTGGCGTTTTGCCAAGATAAAATCATGAAGGAGATGGATAGAATGGAAAAAGGTATAGAACCTAAAAAGCCTTCTAATCCTCTAGATAGTGATTCAATACCTAACTTTAAGGCTATTGACAACTCTAAAAAGTAAGGACTATTTATGACTGCAAGACCTGGTACAGTACCATCTCGTCAACCACTACCTCTTAAAGCTGTTTCTAAAGTAGGAAGTATTAATCTTCCTGACGATGATAATGAAGATATAGTTAAAATTGAAGAAGGTGCTGTTGATAAAGCAAAACTTCTTACAGAAGATGAGCTTAATGATATACTAGCTAATTCACCTGCTCCATTAGTTACAAAAGAATATATGAAAGCTCGTGTAACTAATATTGAGTTTACTCGTCTTAAAGGTACAACTACTCATTGTCAAATTACACTAGATAATGATTTTAGTTTTTCTGGTGAATCTGCTTGTGTTAATCCAGAAAACTTTGAAGAAAGTGCAGGACAAAAGCTTGCTTATGATAATGCTTTTAGCAAAATGTGGTCTTATTTTGGATTCCTACTAGCTGAAAAGAATTTTCTTAACAAATCAAAAACTGAATAGTAATAAGTTCCGGATGAAATAACTTATTACTGAGTCCTGGGCAAGACTTTAAAAGGCTTTATTACTAATTTATATTAAGGAGAATTTAAATGGTTGATACTTTTTATGGAACAAAAAAAGTCATAGCTGCATCTATGACTAGAGCACAATATAATAAATATCGTGGTTGGGATTTACCTAAAGATGAAAATGGCGCCGATGAAGGCTATTTAGTTGAGTACATGGATGGTGGAAAGCCAAATATGAAAGAACATGAAGGATATGTTAGTTGGTCTCCTAAGGAGCAATTTGAAAAAGCTTACCAAAGTGCAACTTTTGACTCATTATCTTTTAGTCATGCTTTATTTGCTCTTAAAGAAGGTAAAGCAGTAGCTCGTTCTGGTTGGAATGGTAAAGGTATGTATATCTATCTAGTTCCAGCAAATAGTTATCCTGCACAAACAAAAGTAGCAATTGACTATTGGAGTAAGCAACCAAATGTAGAATTTAAAACTCATTATGGTGATAGTCTTGCAGGTATACCAGACCAACAAATTCCTCTTGTACCTTATGGAGCCTATCTAGCTATGAAAACTGCTCAAGGTAATGTTGTACCTTGGTTAGCTTCACAAACAGATATAATTGCTGATGATTGGGCTGTTGTAAATTAATAATATATCCTAAGCATGATATAAAACTGCTATTAAGAAAGAATTTTATGAATCAGAAAAGACGTGTAAGAGCCAATAATAAAGCAACTACTAAATACGAAGTTAATGGACGTTGTATTAATCAAATAACTACTGAAATTGGTAAATGGGCAAATGGTGAAATTAAATTAAGAATTTCATACATTCATGTAACTAAAGGTAAGAAATATAGGATATTACCTCCTTTATTTAATAGAGTTTTAAATATTTATAACTAATATATACAAGTTAAGGAAATAACTCATGTATTCTAAATTAACTTTACCTGATGTAGTAAAATTAGTAGACCATAGTAAACCATTAATGTTTGACACTGAAACAATTGGTTTATATGGTAAAATACGTCTAGCTCAATTTTATCAAACTGGTTGGGAATTACCTATATTAGTTGAATATCCTAACCCTTATGAATTAGTTTCTTTATTATCAAAACAACATGTAATAATGCACAATGCTCATTATGATATAACTACAATACAAGAAAATATAGGTGGACAAGTTTGGATGCCTGAAAAGTTTGACTGCACATTTTTATTATCTCGTTTGCATTATTTTTTACGTGAAAGCTTTAGTTTAGATTCAGTTGTAACTTATACATTAGGTTTTAATCCTTATGAAGGTACAGATTTACAAAAGTCTGACTGGGGTGCAATAATATTATCAGAAGAGCAGTTAGAATACGCAGCAAAAGACGTAGTATATTTACAAGCTGTTTATGATGCAGTTAAAAAAGCAGAAGATGACAATAGCTATAAATTAGATATGCTATGTTTGCGTTACTGCTTAGATTTTCAAAATAATGGTATGCCTATAGATACTATTAGGCTTGAAGATAGATATGCAACTAACACAAAAAGAATTAAAGAAATAGGTTTAACTATTAATGTTAATAGTTATCAACAAGTTAGACCTTATATTGGCTCTATAATGTCAGATGACTTAGGCTTAGCTAGATTAGCAGGTCAAGGAAATGAAAAAGCTGTTAATGTTCGTGAAACTAGGAAACTAATTAAGAATAACTCTTTTTTAACTAAGTTTCAAAATACTATGGTTGATGCAGGTCCTTACCATGTTATTAAAGGTAAGTTTAAAGTATCTGCACGCTCAGGTAGAACTACTTCAGATGACCAGAATCTTCAACAGTTACCTCGTAATCTAAAGTCTATATTTGGTTTACCAATGGATGGTGAAGAAGTAATTATATTTTCCGATTTTGCTCAAATACAGTTACGTTGTGTTTGTGTTAAAACTGGTGATAAAACTATGGAGAAGTTATTTAGAGCTTTTGAAGATTTACATAACTTCGTAGCTAAAATGATATTCGGTGAAAACTTTACAGAAGAGCAAAGACAAATATGTAAGACTGCAAACTTTGGTTTATTATTTGGTGCTGGTGTAGAGGTATTTATTAACATACTTTTAAAACAAGCTGGACTGTGGTTATCTATTGAAGCTGCTGAAAAAGTTAAAAGAAAATGGTCTAGCTTATGGACTGAAATAACTAATTGGCAGAAACAAGGTATTAAAGATTGGAAAAAAGGTTTACCTTGGGAAACACCATTAGGTCGTCGTTATGTATCTAAAATGATGACTGACCAATTAGCTATGCAAATTCAAGGCTTTGAAGCTGAAGTAGCTAAGTTAGCTATGCACTATATGTTACCTAGATTAAAGTTCCTAGATGAGAGAATAAAACTAGTTAACTTTGTACATGACAGTTATATATTTATTGGTCCTAACGAAGAAAATATATATAAAGAAGCTTCTATGATAATAGCTACTGCAATGCAAGAAGCTTGGGCTGAAATGTGTACAGAAGTTACTATCAAAGACTTACCTATGCCTGTTAAAGTAAGGGTAGGTTGGAATTGGGGTGATATTGAAAAAGGTAAATTTATTTATGAACATATTCAGTAGTCCTATGACAACAGTTTTACTAATAATTATAATATTAATTTTAATCGCTGAATAAGGAGAATAATATGGTTGCTCAAAATATTTGTCATGCTTGTGAAGATAGATTTAATGTTGGTGATAAAGTTATAAAAGATAGTGGGGATTATAAATTTGAAGGTGTAGTTGTTGCTGCATTTTATAAGTTATCTGGTGCACCTCGTTATGTAGTAGAAGATGATAGAGGTATATTACATGTATATAGTTTTAAAAATCTTAAGCTTAGGAGTTAGTATGGAAGGGTTTGGAATGTTTGTAGCATTGCTATTATTTTTAATAGCTATAGTTGGTTCAATGGTCTGTATAAATATAGCAGTAACTAATTATAATTTAGATAAAAATACTTGGCGTTGTACTAAAACAGAAATAATTGGTACTTCACCTAATAAACATGAAGTCTGTTTACAATATACAAATAAGAAAGTAAACTAATTATGAAATTAGCTAACTGGGAAATAAGCCAATATGTGCCATTAATACAAAAGATTATGGCTAAAGGTGAAGCTCGTGAAACTCGCGCAGGTAAAGCCTATTCTTTATTTGGTGAAACATTAGATATAGATACTCAAGATTTTCCATTACTACGTGGTCGTAAAATGTATTATAAATCTGTATTAGGTGAATTAGCTGCAATGTTACGTGGCGCCAAAACAGTACAAGAATTTCAAGAATTTGGTTGTAATTATTGGAATGACTGGGGTGATAAAGAAGGTAATCTAATATTAGATTATGGTACTTCTTGGATAGATTTTAATGGTGTAAATCAGCTACAACAGTTAGTTGATACACTTAAAACTAATCCTAATGATAGGCGTATGATTATATCAGGTTGGCGCCCAGATAGGCTTAAAGATTTATCATTGCCTTGCTGCCATTTACTATATCAATGGTATTTAAGAGAAGGTAAATATTTAGATATGATTTGGTACCAGCGTAGTGTTGATGTTATGATTGGTTTACCTAGTGATATAATATTTGCAGCTATGTGGAATAAACTATTAGC